ACGAAAGCTAGGGAAACGCCGAACTGGTCGGGAGCCTCTGCGGCCATCTCTTTGATGAGGCCATAATGCGGGGAGTTGCGGAGAAGGCGAAGGTCGGCAACCAATCTATTCCCTTCGATGCGGGGGTTGCGGGCAAATCCAACAACGGCATCCAATCCGGTTCCGTGGTTCATCTTCACCTTCACGCCATTCTTTGCCTTTTGCATAATGCCAAGAGCAGATTCCAGACTTTTCTTATCCACAAAAAGATCGTGCCCCTTCGCCTCCCCGATCTCTAGGATCGAGACTCCGCCCAACTCTAGCTCCTCCATCTCTGCGTCTTCGTCCCGGTAGGTGCGATAGGCAACCGCCGCCCTCTGTGTTTCATCGGGGAAATCGCTGATGGCTTGGTCGTTGCCCATAAAGCGACCCACAAAGTCCTGTTCTGATTCGTCTCCTCTGGGGGTGGGTAGGGGCATGATTATTCTTTTTCGTTGTCAATCTGTCTTAAAAAATCCCTTGCACCTGATTGATACTTTTTCAACTTTTTGTATTCATCCCTATACATTTCTCTTTGATTTTTTGAATATGATGGGTCGTTTGCAATTTCTTGTGCCTCCCTTATTTCCTCTGACAATCCGCCATATCCGCCAACATCATCTTTAAGAATATCTATTAAGGCTGTTTTTTCTTCCTTCGTAAGATCGGATATGTTTTTCCCGTCAATAATCTTTTGGGTTGCGTTATTAAAATCTCCTCCTTCGGAAGCCGATGTTTCATATCTTGCAATAAATGAGTCCTTAAATGATTTTGATATTTTCATTTGTTTTGGTTGCCCTACACTACCAGAACCTCCGCCACTAGCACAAGTGTTTCCTTCCTTAAAGCCACCAGCCCCAGTCCCACAATCAAATCTTTCCTCTAACAAATCGCCGTCTGCCTTGCGATAGGATTCCTTGACCTCTCCACCGCCAGCCATCTTGAGAAACTTGTTCACCCTAGCCATCGCCCAAGCGTTTCGGCTGTTGGGCTGGCCCCCTGTGATGGTCGGCCTAAAGCTAGTCGAATAAGCCCCAGCACCCCTGCGGAATACCTTCTTTAGAGTCCCAAGGCTGGGGGCGTTCTTCTTGGGGTGATCCTTTTTGAACTGGGCAATCTTGTCTTTAAGGGCTTGTTCGTTAGCCTCTGAAATTTCAATATCCCCAGCCTTTGACCGCGTGGCCGCTGTGCCTTCGGGGTTTTCTTTTGATCCCTTAATCCGTTCCTTGGGCGGTGCGGGAGTTTGTGCCGCAGACTTTGGGCCGGGTCGGGCTAGTTCCTTTGCCTTCTCATCAGTCATTGGGCCACCCACAATCCAAGCGTCACAAGTTCTTTTGGCCGCACATTTAAAATCAAAAATTTCGCAGTAACCTAGATCGCCACCAATAGCGACCTCATTTGCATCTTCGCCGATGCCCTTCTTAATACACCCAAGAACTTTGCTTCTCTGGTCGAAGGCCGCACAATTACCGCAAAGCATCTTTTTGGCCGTGGCTACATCTCCTTGGAACTCGTTTGCTTTCGCCTTCCAATAATCCTCATTAGGTTCATTAGGGTTGGCTGGGCCGTAGTTCGCATCGTCCACGGCTGTCTGCCTATTGGCTAGATTGGTTTTGATGTCTTGGGTTGCGATTGGGCAAGAGGCTGGTTCTGCCAGTTCTTTCTTGTCCCTAGCCTCCATCTGTCTAACCACTTTCCTTGCCCACGCATAACCAGCGTCTCCACCCCAGCCATTCCATGCTTGCCATCCCTTGCCTTGCTCATCCCAAGTCGACCCCTTTTTATCAACTTCATGGCGATCAAAAAATGCCTTCATTCTGCGGACGGTATCGGGCGAGAACTTTACCCCGTTAATCAAGTCCCTCGCCCTAGCGATGCCTACGGGTGTCATCCCCCTCTGGCTGGCTGGCTTGGTTCCCCTTACATCCAAAGCCCTCTTTGCGGCTTCCCTTGCTCCTTCTGGGGGTGTGAAATCAATCCCGTCATACTTGCCCAACTCAATGCCGCCCATCATCCCGGCGATGAGCATTTTCACATCTTCAGCGTCTAGCTTTTCAAATAGTTCTTTTTTTTTATCCTCTACGGATTCTGCTTGAACCTCTTGAGGCTGGTTTGCTGTGGCAATTCTTTCCTCTTTCGTGGTTGGGATAATTTCGCCCTCTTTTGCCCCAGCCATAATTGACCTCGCTTGCTCCTCTGAAATTGTCGGGAAGGCGGCAGTAATAACAGAAATTGCTCCATCCCTTGTGAGCGCACCAGCGGCCACCGCATTGATGATGTTGATAAGGCTGGCCACTTGCGCTCCGTTGAGGGAAATATCCGATACAACTTGGGTCTGGGTATCTGCGCCCTCTTGGGATTGTCCCGCCCTCTGCGCCGCCTGTTGGGCATAGACAAGGCTTTCAACTATGTCGGAGATTGCCACGGCGGGAATATCGTATTCATTTGCAAGGCTTTTGATTAAGGCCGCTTCCTGTGCCTTTTGCCTTAAACTGCTTTCAAAATCTAGGCCGCGCTCTGCATAAATATCAGAAGCCGTCCGCAAGCCTGTTTTAAATTCTGCGATGGCGGAGGCAGATTCCCGTCCTAAATCAATGGAGACATTTGCCCCAAAGTTGAAGATGCCTTTGGTCGTCTTGCTTCCCTCGCTCCCGCTGATAAGCCCACGGGCAACCGCATCGGCAAGGACAATGTTTTTAACTGGCCGAAGAACCTTGTCGTTCAAAAGATTCTGGTATCGGCGGAAGGTGCGCCCTGCCTGTTGCATCTCAAGGCGAGCAGTTGGGCCGGACATTTGAGATGGATCAACCGCAAATGAATATGGGATGCCAAGCCCAAGGCAGATGTTCCGCATCAGAACCTTATGAAACTCCATGAAAGCACCAGAGGGACGGCTTGGGCCGTTGGGGAAAACAATATCCTCTCCTGGCTCAAGGTAGGAAATTTTACCAGACTCAATGGATTCAAGCTTTATTTGGTTCCCATTGAAATCCTCATCATTTGAAAGGGTGGAAAGGTCGGAAGCATTGTTGTTGTTGCGCTTCACGATTGCGCTCTGGGTGCTGGCGACCTTCGCGCTCATCTTCTCAAACCCGGTCAGTTCGTGGATGTCCGTTGCATCATTGATGGCGGTGTGAAAGGCCGAGATTCCGCGATATTGGTCAATGCGAAGCGGGTCGAAAAGGTGGAAGGCTTGGCTTGCGGAAATAGTGGCTTGGTAGGTGTAATAATCCCCAATGCTACGATTGAACACATCGTAGGCGGTGGGTGCGCCCGTGTTGCGGTCAATATGAATACCGCCGATTAGCTCAAGGCTTGTGTAGGTTCTGTAAGGATCGCCCAACCGATCCGCCTCGATGCCTTGAAGTTTTAGGTTGTTGTCGTTGTCCCTTGCCAAAAGGAAAAGAAAGTCGCCATCCCTTAACATGGACATCACGGCAACTTGCATAAGGGTTGAGCCTGTGTGCCGTCCTGTGATGTCGCATTTATCCCACCATTCCGCCCAATATGCCTCGATGTCTGAATTGATTTGCGGGTTCAGAGTCCTTGCTTGATAGCTGATTGACCCTGCCACATGACCAGCAAATTTAAGGAGGAGCGAGCGAACTAGGCCGACATTCTCGGCCAAGTCCCGCGCCCTCTTCATCAGTTCTACCCGATCATAGTTCGAGCGATAATCTTCAGCCCCGGAAAGAGAGCTCGGCCCCCTGCGTTCCCGTGTGTACTTTACCGCATCGTATTCAAACTTGGTCAGCTTCTTTCTGGCAATAAGACGCTCAACAGCCTTCTGGGGATTGATGAATGCAACCGCCTTATCAATCAAATTCAATTCGGTCTTTTTCATGGGCCAAACTTGGCGTAGGTGGTCAGCGTCCTTGTTCCGTCCGCAAGCTTAATGGCATAGGTAAGTTCTTCAAGCGTATTGCGAACTTCGGTAAGATTGGCCCGGCTAAAGGATCGCCCCCCAATAGAATAGGAAACTCCGGCCACCGCAATCGCTTCGAGACAAGAAACATATTTGTCCCGCAGAGAAGTTAGGGTGGCAACAGGCAAACCAACAAAAGAACCCTGTGCCATAAATCAAAAGTTGTGTCAAAGGCTACTCTTCAATGTTTTCTGCCAAATCCGCAGGGGTGACTTTAAGCCTTCCATGCAGAGCCGCCCCCACGATGTTCATGCACTCTGCATCCATTAAGTGATTATTTTTGCCGACTTGCTTCCAAACCATGCGCTCCCTGCCTGTAAGGGGATTCTTAACCCTAATCTTGGCCTCTGCGTTTATATGCTCAAAATACACAAGGGGCGTATCCCCGGCAACCCATCCCTCTGTTTTTAGGAAGTTTGCCAAAATGTCCTTGATAGCCGGGTTCGACCAACGCCACACAGGGCAAAGCTTCCATTTCCAGCCATCTTTGGACATGGTTTGTTTCCCGCTGAAGGGGTCTCCGTTGGCGATTCTGGCGTATGGGCGTTGAACTTTGGCATTGCCCACAATCTCAGAGAAGCTGGCCTTGTCGGAGCCTACAAGCGCAATCCAGCCATTCTTACAACAATTCAAATAAACATCTCTAGTCTGATCCCCGGAATCACAAAAGACAGCGGCGGCTTTAACTGAAAACTCCTCGGCCTTCGCTTGGATGTCGCCCCAAGTCTCAAGCCTTCCAGCCCAAACAAGCCTAGATTTTCCATCGTTATCCCAAGCCCGAACGATTGACCAGGCATGAAAGCCCCCTGCCTCTTGGATGTCGCAACTCATTACAGGGAACTCGCCCATGCGAATCTCGCCCATCTTGTAGGCTCCGGGTTTTATGTCTATGCGCTCTGTTTCATGTTCGAGCCAAGGCTCTGCTAGGATTCGATTCACGAAGTCCTGCAATCCCAAGATTCCGTTTTTATCTTGTAGCCATTTCACCGCTAGGCTTCCGAAAGTCACCCAAGGGGCATAGAGGCCATTAAGGTGGTAGCTTCTTCGATTGGGTTCTCCCTTGGGATTGGTTACAATCCATTCCCCATCCCGAAGCATCTTGGTCTTTTGCCCGTCCCGAATCTGTCCCTTGCACTCTACGCACTCATAAAAGGCTGATGACTTCACAAGGCCGAAGTCCCATTCCGTATCGCTTAATTTTGCGGTCTGATCCCATTTTACTTGCTCCCAAATTAGCTTTTGTTTGTGTCCGCAATGGGGGCAAGGAACAAAATAAAACCGCATATCCCCCTTTAACCATTCCGCCCATATAATTGAGTCTGCGGTTGTGGGGGTGCTAGTTGAGATGATTAGATGGTTTGGATAGGTGGCAACCCTGGCCTCTGCCAACTGCAACGCTCCGGCCTCTTTCGATGAGGAGCCATCGGAAAATTTATCAACTTCGTCCAAGCAGAGAAGCGAAATACTGCGAGATGCAAGACTACTGGGCGAGTTCGACCCGGTGAACCACAAAGAGGATCGGCGAAAATGCTGTTCCAAAATCTTAATTTTATCCGTATCAATCGGCTTCTCTTTTGCTAGGGCGGGGCAATCATCCACAAGGGGAAGCCATCGGGTTTCTGAAAAAGACCTTGCCAGCATTTCGCTAGGCATAACCCACAAGGCTGGGCATGGTTCTTCGGCTATTTTGTAAGCCAATCCCGCAAGGATCGTGGTTGTCTTTGATGTCTGCGCCCCCCAAACCAAAGTGACCCTGCGGATTGAGTCATTCCCAAAAGCCTCTAAAGGCTCTTTTACATATGGCGTTAGCGTTGTTGAATAAGGGCCGGGTATGTTTGTTACCCTAGCCGATAAGTTAAGATTGGCCTCGCACCATTCTGGAATGGAAAGTTTTTTCCTTGGGACAAACAAGGATTTGATTCGTTCCTCTGTTTTCATTCATCTTAAAAGCATATAGCCCTTGGCATAGGCTTCCATTGGGTTTTTATGAATCCAATCATGGCAAGCCATACAGATTGCCATAAAATATTCCTTTTCATTTAACCTTGCTCCAAATCGCCCTCGCTTATGGTGAATCTGCGTTGCTTTCTTTCCGCAGATTTCGCAAGCGGGGTTCTGCTCTAAATACCACTCCCGAAGCCAAGTATAGGCACGATTTTCCCTTGCTCTTTTCTTTGAGACTGGCCGGAGCCTTCCGCCCCTTTTCAATGGGGTTTTTCTTTTAAGTGGGGAGCGCTTCATTCGCTTAAAGAAAGAATCACACAACACAACGCAAAGAAGCCAAGGAAAATCACAAGTGGATCGTTCATTTGAAAGCCCCTTCTGCCTTTTGAATTGCCAAGAAGATTTGATTCACTCCATCTTCGATGGCTTGCTTGGCACATTCTGGGTCGCTTGGGTTTGCTCTTGAACAGATTGACGATGGCATTGCATCCAATAATGCACGAATCCCGCCAAGGTATTTCGTGAAAGTTTCTTGAACTTCGTCAGTCGAAAGTGTTTGTCGAAGGTGAGCCTGTTCTTCATTGTGATCTATCTCGGCTTGGCGAACGACTTTCTGCGCTCGCTCGTAAGCATGAATGGCGGCTCTGGTAGCAATCGGGTTTGATTCTTTCGCCGCTCGCACCATAAGCCTAAATGCCGCAACCTCCATCCGTTGCGCCCGAAGGAGCCTTCCCAGCGTATTAAGAGCGGACAAGTCCTCATCAGAAATACTTTGAGATTCTGGTTCTTCTGATTCTGGTTTTAATGGGGGCGGGGTTCTTGCGATGGCTTGTTGGTTTTCCATCCTCCACCTCATCGCATCGGCTTCCGAGGTCAATGGCATCCCCCTCGCCACCATCTTTGAGATTTGGCCTTTCGACATCCCCCACTTTTCCACAAGCTCTGTTTGCCTTATCATTCATTATAGCGGACGGCCACAAGCCTCACATTTTTCCCCGCTGTCTCCAAGTTCTTTTTCTTCTGGTTTTGTTTGTTCCATCAGCTCGCCTAGCTCATCAGCCCCAAATCCTGTAATATCCAAGTCGATCTCCCCCGTGTCTAGTTCTTCGATTAGGTCTTTGAGGGCTGGCAAGTCAAATTCTCCGCTTAATTTGTTGAGGGCAATGTTGGCCGATTTTTCTTGCGCCTCATCCAACCAAACAGCCCAAACTTCGACCTCTTCTTTTTGAAGTGCTGAATAGCACTTTAGCCTTTGATGGCCTCCAACAATGTTCCCGGTTTTAGCGTTCCAAGTGATTGGCTGAAGATTCCCAAGTTCGCTCAAACTTTTCGTGAGCCTCCCAAGGGCATCGGAAGAAATTTTTCTTGGGTTGTATGAAGCTGGCTGGAGCTCGCTGATTTTTTTTGTGATAAGGCAAGGGTATTTCATTGGTTCCTTAAACTTACAAAAGTTTTTCCTTTTCTAACTTTGTTTCCATTAAGGTTTTACAGGAAACTCGCACAAAATGATCGCGTTTTCC